AACATGTTTATTTGGTTCTTCTTCCGAATGATCTCTATCTGCGAAAGGATTATAAAATTGAATATCAAAATTTTCTAAATAAATTTCATCATCACATTTTACATTAACATAATAAGCATGACTATTAGATACAATTAAATGATAATCTACTATTTGAAGTTTAGTAATATCAAATTTAAAATCATTTGTTATATTGTTTTTAATATATGAATGCAGATTATTTGGTGTTACGGGCAAAACATTATGTATTTCCAAATGCACCTTATTCTTAACTACTACACTTTCATTAATTAAATTACAAAAATTATCCCATTCTTTATCTAAAAATAAATCAATATATTTTCCTTTATCTGCAAGCCAACATATTAATCCTATGGTCCACAATTCAACCATTAAATATGAAGATTCAGAATGAAGAATAGGAAAAAAAGTTTCTAAAAAAATCTGCAAATATTTTGGATCTCTCGCACTAACAACATGTAATACTTTTGGTGAATTACCAAAATTTAAATATTTCCAAAGAAGCTCCTCATAATCATATCCTTCAAAACAATTATTTGTTATTTTAAAATCTAAAAAATTAATATCATATAAATCAAAATCTTTAAGTTCTTCATTATATATTTGTTTCATTATGGTTTTAGATTCTCTACCATCATAATAGTTATAATGAGGAACTATTGTATACATTTCATCACAATTTCTATAATATTTTACTTTATTTTCTTCTTCAGCAAATATAGAAACTAATCTTTTATTTTCATCATGACTTATTATTCTTTTTTTGGGTTCAAATATCATAATTATTTCTAATCTCTATGAACTTATCGATCCAATTATCTCTATGTTCAATAAAAATCTGTGGTACTTCATCTACTACAGCAATAATTATTGCGATATAAGGTATAGATATACCAGTCATTTCTTCCCACATAACAGAATATGCTGACCCTTGCATAAAATAATTATCAATCCATTCTTCTTTTTTGGGTTTACTTGAAGTCTTAAAATCAATTATGTGTTTTTTTCCACGAAATTTACCAACACAATCAACTCTCCCAGCAGTTTTTAAATGATTTGAAAATAATGTACGTTCCTGGCCATAAACCAACTCTATATCATCCAAAATAGATTGGATACTTTTAAACATAACAATATTGTCAGGAGTATAATCGTCAAATGACAATTCATTATTCAAATAATCTTCACAAAGTTTATGAACTTTTGTACCACGGCGGGATGCTTGAGTGGAAATTTTATTGGCTTGTTTTTCACCAACACGTTTTCTCCATTTGATTATACCTTCTTTTTTATAATCAGAAAGTACAGTAGTAACGGAAGGATATTTTTCACCATCAGGAGTTACATAACATCTTTTTCCATTTTCATTTGTAGTTTTTAGTTCTAAATCACCAAGAACATTTTCATGTATAAACATTATTCAATTATTGGTAAAGTGCTATACTTATGCGCCTTCTTTATTTCTTTTAGTTTATCATTAAAAGCCGCATCTGGTTTTTTAGGTCCAATGTTATCATAAGCAAATCCTGGAGGAGAAATTAATTGTACTATTTCACCATTACATTTAAAATTCATATGTTCTGTCTGAGGAACATCTTCTGCACAAGGAGATTCAGTAGGAATCTTCCTATCAGCTATTTTTAATTCCTTTTCAAAAACATTTCCACATTTTGTACATTTATAATCATATGTTGGCATAATACCTTTTTTACATTTTATGAATACCAGTCATACCTTTTGATTTTGCTATTGACAAATATTCTTTTGCAGTATTAAAAAATTGAACAGATGTATTATCTACTATTACATTAATATCATCTAATTGTTTTGGAAAAGTATCATCAATTAGATGTCTATCCTTTTTCTCAATTTTATCAAAAATTGTTGGATTTAAATAACATGCTCCTGATGTTGCTAAAAGTTCTTTAGTTATTTTATAATCAGGTCTAACTGAAATCTTATCTATCTTATCATTTTTATATTTAATGAAAGTTTTAAATTTACTATCACCCATAGTCATATGTGATAAAATAGAAATAGCTTTTTCGCTATCTTTATGTGATTTATAATATTTTTCTACATCAAAATTATATAAATTATCACCATGTAAAAATAAAAAATCATCATTTTCAAATTTATAACTTAATTGGTTTAAAGATTGTGCAGACCCAACACCACCTTTTTGTTTATGAGTATTAACCATAAAACTTCCAAATTTTCTTAATGCTAATTCAATTTGATTATGATAATAACTTGTTGTAATAACTATTTCATCAATATTAAATTTTTGTAACCATTCAAGATTGTGAAATAGAATCGGTTTCGCCTTCACTGGCAATAAACACTTTGGCATCATATCCGTAAAGGGCCTTAACTCTGTATTCATGCCAGCACAGGTCATCAATACTTTCATTTTTTTGCTTTCTTTTTCTTAGTTTTTTTGGTGCTTGTAAAACGGCCCTGACTATCCCTAGTAGGTTCGGGTTGGGGTTGTTGAAGATACTCCGGAAAAGAGTTATAAGCCACGAGGTGAGTAATCTTATCATATTTTTCTTGGAGTTTTTTGTCCTTCATATACCAAAGATCATCAGCCTCAGAGGGGTGCAACGAGTTAATCAATTCGATCCACAGAGTTTCACGCTTTACGCTGGTTAACGTTGGGTGTCCCCCCTCGATAAATAAATATAATTTTCTTACTTCATAATTTAAAGTAGCTCCATCATCAACTCCTTCAATAAATCCTCTTCGTGGATTAAACTCATCTTCTTTTAAATCAGGTCGCCCTTCAGGAAGCAGAAATTTTATATCTTTATTAAAATTATGCCGCAGTAATTCCCTTACTGCCTTAGACGGATTTTGTCGCAAATAGTTAATGCGTTCTTCATCAGTTTTCATCATATTTGCAACTGATAATATTTCACTTGACATTTTAGCCGCCATGATATCTCCTAAAATTCATTTATATGCTCCATTAAATTTTTAAGTTTATGTTTTACAAAATAATTAAAAAGTTTAGTCCTACCAACTTCTGGTTGTCTGTCATATTCAACCACAATCTTATCTTGCAACCATTCAGGAATCTTTGTTAAATCAATTAACATTTCATTCCTACGATAATTACGTAATTGTTCTCCTTGGCAAAACACATCAGGTTCAAGTTCAGACCAAACTGAAACCTTTTTCTTTGATAATGGCGTTTGTCTTTTATCAGTAACAAATGTATCATCACTAGATAAAAAATTAGGAACACCATCACTTACATCACCTCTAAGAATATGTTCTCTTAAAAAATTTTCTGGATTATCAGTATTAAGAAAAGCCTTCTTGAGAGGAGAATATTGACTTACGTTTTTATATTTTTGTAATTGAATAAAATCCTTATCACTTGATAATATTAAAATAGGTTCATTTGTATCATTATTTAATATAAGAGCGGCAATAATATCATCTGCCTCTGCTTTATCTATATATACAACCTTATAAGGAAAATTTTCAGCTATTTCTTCTCGTACCATGTGTAATAATCTGAATAATTCAGACCAATCGAAATCAGATTTATCTCTTGTTGTTTTTCTTTGTGCTTTATAATATTTAAATGCTTCTTTTCGCCAGTTATTTGTTGCATCACAACAAACAACCAGATCACCATATTCTTCATTAAATTTATGATGATACATTCTTATAGTATTTAAAATAGAATGTCTGACAAAATCTTCAGACATTGATTTCTTATTCATCATCACATTCGCAATAACGATTTGTGAATAATCAAGTAGTATCATTTTACAACTTTAAGCAGTATAGTTTCATTGTTAATACGACCCGTTAAGTCTTTTTCTTTGGAATTAATAGATTCGTATTGTCTTTTAATAGCAAGTTTACCTCCAGAAAGCATTTTTGATAATACTTCTTCTGGTTTTCTTACTTTTTTACACTTAGAAAGTGATGTATCAAATCCTCGGAGAGTACTTCCTTTTACAGATAGTCCTGCATGACCTTCTGCTTGATACACACCAAGTTTACGATACTTTGAATTAAAAATATACAATCGATCAGCACCAACAATCTCAGATGGGTTGATAGATGCTATTTTATATTCATCATCATGTTTTTTGTAATTTAATTTAGCAATTTGTTTCGAAACTGAAACAGGTTTTTTCTTTCGTGGCTTTCTTTGCTTATTAGCATTTGCAGAATAACGTTCACAATCATCAATAATTGATTGAATATAATTCTCATAACTAACAAGTTGTTTCTTTTTCATATGAGCAAATGCTTCAGCAATATCCTCATCTGTAGGAATTAATCTTATTTCTTCTAGATAAGGTTCAAATTCTTTTGCTATCTTTTTAGCAATCAATCCTTTTACATTATTACTAACCAACCAATCATATACGCTTATAGTCGGCTCATAGTTGTTGTCTACAAAATCATCTATAGATTGTTCTAGTTCAGAAGCATATAGTGATACTTGTTCTTTTATATGTTCTTGTATTGAAGGCCTATCGTTTCCATTAATTTCTTTTTCAGCAGATTTTTCTTTTGAAACAAGTTCGCCTTTTTTCTTACTATAGTCAATAAGTTTACTAATTTTTTCTACATACTCTTGAGGAAAATGTTCATATCCTCTCATAATCATTCTAGCAAGAAACCCTCCACCCTTCAAATGAACAACGTTTGGTCCATCAACAAGAAGTCCACCTTTTCCCCATGGAAAGGATCTTACTTTCTGAATATCTTCTTTACTATATCCAGAATGTTTCATGTATTCCAGCATCCATTTTTTAGATTGATCTGCTTCATGAAAATGGCTATACCAATTCAATCCATGCATGATATCAGATGGCGTAGAATTTTCATCAAAGACTGGTTCTGTTCCCATCTTCTGTTCATCAAAGGTTCTTCCTGAACCAATAACTCTTTTAACTTTTTTTGTTAATAATGTCTTCTTTTTTAATTTCTTCTTCGACATAATCTAGTTCATATGTTAAATTATCAAGAAAATCGATCCATTGATCAATTCGTTTTTCCCAACTATAATGAATATGAGCATATTCTAATGCTCTGTCAAGATTTTTTTGAACATCTTTTGTCCAATATGAATCCATAACATCTTCAAGTGCATCAGCAAATCTTTCAACATGCTTATTTTTATTTTCTGTATAATTGTACATGTAAGCAAATTCACCACATGTTTCAGGTAAAGCACCATAATTAGAAGTAACAATAGCACAACGGGCCGACATTGCTTCCATGGCTACTCTACATGAAGTTTCTAACCAAGTAGATGGATATGCTAATATATGCATATTTTTCCAATGTTCTCTTAGTTCATCATAAGGAATTGCACCATAATACGTTACTCTTGGATCCTTTTCACACATTTCAAATAAAGGCTTGTATGCCTCATCATTTTTTTCCCAGCCATATAATTTATAGCTAGAAAAAACATGTAAATGAAAATCCGTTCTATCAATTAAATCTAAAGAAGCCATAAGAACATCAAGACCCCTTTGAGGAGTTGAAGCATATATTAATTGAAGATCCTTCGTTTCCGTTTCTTCATGTTTCGGAATAGGATCTATAGCATTCTTGATCACTACTCCATTATCATATGGTATACCTAATATAGT